AGACAGAAAATTTATTTGATGCAGAGATGGTAAGTAAAATGAAAAAAGGTGCTTACATTGTTAACACTGCAAGAGGTAAAATTTGTGATAAGCAAGCCATAGCTGATGCATTAGAAAGTGGACAGTTATCTGGTTATGCAGGAGATGTTTGGTTTCCACAACCAGCACCAAATGATCATGTATGGAGATCTATGCCAAATCATGGTATGACACCGCACACTTCAGGAACATCTTTATCAGCACAAACAAGATATGCTGATGGTGTAAGAGAAATACTAGAATGTTTCTTTGATGGAAGACCAATTAGAGATCAGTACTTAATTGTTAAAAATGGTGAACTTGCAGGTATGGGTGCTCATAGTTATAGTAAAGGTACTGCAACAGGTGGATCAGAAGAAGCAGAAAAATATAAAAAATAATGAAGGAAAAATAGAAAATGAATTTATCAAAAAATTTTACATTGCATGAGATGACTAAATCTGATACTGCATTAAGAAGAGGGTTAGACAATGACCCTGATGAACAACAAATTTCTAACCTTACTAGACTGTGCGAAGAAATTTTACAACCAGTCAGAGAAAAGTTTGGGCCTACTAAAATTAATTCAGGATTTAGACACCCTGACGTTAACTCAGCTGTTGGAGGATCCAAAACATCTGATCATTGTAAAGGAATGGCAGCTGATATTGAGGTGCCAGGAGTTGCTAATGCTGATCTTGCCCAATGGATTGTAGATAATTGTGAGTTTCGTCAAGTTATATTAGAATTTTATACACCAGGTATTCCTGATAGTGGTTGGGTGCATGTGTCATTTAATCCAGACGATAATAAGAAGCAAGTTTTAACTGCTATGAAAGAAAATGGTAGAACAGTGTATAAGGTTGGACTTATAGCTTAGTATAAATAATAATACGATAACAATAATAACAAAGGTTAAAAGATGGTTGGTCATTCATATAAGATGGAGCTTGAGCAGTCACTTGATGTTAAGATAGCAGTAATGGAAAGCAAGTTAGAAGAAATCACCAAAGATATTAAAGAAATGCGTGACGAAAGCAAAGAACAGCATGAAGCTTTATTTGCACGTATCGATAGACTCGATAAAAGAATTAATTTAATAGAAAGATGGAGATGGATGCTTATTGGTGCTGCTGTGGTTATTGGTTATTTCTTAGCTGACTCGACTCTATTAAAATTATTCACAGGTTGATTATAAACTAATTTTGGTATATAATTGTATTGTTATGCAATTGAAACCATATTATGTTATACATTGACCATAAGTACGTAAATTTATTATCTAATAGATTACCTAGATTTAAAAAACTAAACGATAAAACTTATACGTTTAGATGTCCTATCTGTGGTGATTCAAAAAGAAATACCTATAAGACAAGAGGATATATCTTTAGTAAGAAAGATACTATGTTATACTTTTGTCATAACTGTGGTGCTTCTATGCAGTTTCGTACATTTCTTAAACAACAAGACGTTCAACTATATGATGAATATGTTAGAGAGAAATATACCGAGAGCAACAACTCTCACCAGGCTAACACAGTAGATATAACCAAGGTGGTGTGGCCTAAGTATCGCATTGATTCTCCATTAAAAACACTTAAAAAAATAAGCCAACTCAGTCATGAGCATCCGGCTAAAAACTATGTCATTAATAGAAAAATTCCTAATAATTATCATCATAAACTATTCTATGCTCCTAAATTTAAAAAATGGATAAATTCATATATACCCGGCAAGCTGAATATTGAAACCGGTGATGAACCAAGACTTATAATTCCTTTTATTGATAAGAAAGGTCAATGCTTTGGTGTTCAGGGTAGATCTTTTTTTAAGAAAGGAATACGATATGTTACTATCATGTTTGAAGAAGATTATCCAAAAATCTTTGGATTGGATGAAGTTATATGTGATGAGACCTGCTATATTACTGAGGGACCTATTGACAGCATGTTTATTGATAACAGCATTGCTATGGCTGGATCTGATCTAACGTTAAGTAAGTTAGATATAGAGTTAAAAGATGTATGTTATATTTTTGACAACGAACCACGTAATAGTCAAATAATAAAACGTATGGATAAAGTTATTAAAAGAGATTATAATATTGTTATATGGCCAGAATCATTAAAATTTAAAGATATAAATGATATGATACTGGGTGGTATTGATCCTATGAAGATTATCAAGGACAATACCTTTAAAGGATTAGAGGCATCGATGAAATTAGTACAATGGAGTAAAGCATGAAAGTTAGAATGATTAGTTATTCTAAACCTTCTGATGATCTGTATGACGAAGGATTGCAATCTGAATCTGATTTGATTGCCTTTTGTGCAAGAGTATCTAATCCATCTAATCAAATGAATACTGAAACATCTGATAAATTGTTAAAGTATCTTGTAAAGAATAATCATTGGAGTCCATTTGAAATGGTAAGTGTATGTTTAGAAATAGAAACTACACGTGATATTGCAAGACAAATACTTAGACATAGATCGTTTTCATTTCAAGAGTTTTCACAGCGTTATGCTAACCCAGTTGAAGATCTACAATTTGAATCTAGAGAGGCAAGAATTCAAGATCCAAAGAATAGACAAAATTCACATAAAACAGAGAATTTTGCAACTAAACAACTATGGGATTTTGCAGTAGATAAATTAACTAAACATGCAAAAGAACAGTATAATAAAGCAATAAAAGCAGGAATTGCTAAAGAACAGGCACGTGCATTATTACCAGAAGGATTGATTCAATCGCGATTATATATGAATGGGACCTTGCGGTCTTGGATTCACTATATAAATCTACGATCAGCTAATGGTACGCAGTTGGAGCACATGGAAATAGCGCAGGAATGTGGTCGTATCATTGCCAAAGTCTTTCCTTTCATTAGTAATCTTCTAGAATAAAAATTATAATAGGATGTATATGTCTAATATTAATATTGATTTAACAAGGGATTCGTTATTTGACGAATTAGGTAAGAAACGTTTAAAAGAAAGTTACATGAGAGATGATGAAGAATCACCACAAGAACGACTTGCATTTGTATCTGAAGCATTTGGAACCAATCCAGCGCATGCACAGAGACTTTATGATTATTCTTCAAAGCATTGGCTTAGTTATAGTACTCCAATCCTGTCTTATGGGAGAAGTAGTAGAGGCTTGCCTATCAGTTGTTTTCTTCCTTACTTGGATGATTCGGCTGAAGGATTGGTGGATACCTTAAGTGAGGTAAACTGGCTATCAATGCTAGGTGGAGGAGTAGGTATTGGTGTTGGTATAAGATCGGCAGACGAAAAGTCTGTTGGTGTTATGCCGCATTTAAGAATATATGATGCAAGTTCACTTGCCTATAGACAAGGTAAGACTAGAAGAGGTAGTTATGCTGCATACTTAGATATATCACATCCAGATATTATTCAATTTTTAGAGTTAAGAAAACCAACCGGTGATCAGAATATGAGATGTTTAAATTTACATCATGGTATTAATGTCACCGATGACTTTATGAAGATTATAGAAGAGTGTATGGTCAATCCTAAGTTTGATGATTCCTGGCATTTACGTGATCCACATAATCCAGAGATAATTAAAGATACTATATCTGCAAGAGAGTTGTGGCAAAGAATATTAGAAATGAGAATGCATACAGGTGAACCTTATATACATTTTATTGATACAAGTAATAAGAAAATGCCTCAATGGCAAAAAGATAAACACCTTAAAATAAGACAATCGAATTTATGTTCTGAAATTATTCTACCAACTGATAAAGAGAGAACAGCAGTATGTTGTTTATCATCAGTTAATTTAGAATATTTTGATGAATGGAAAAATGATGAAATGTTCTTGAAAGATGTAGCAGAAATGTTAGATAACGTCTTACAACATTTTATTGATAATGCACCATCAGAGGTAAGTAGAGCAGTTTATTCTGCAAAGAACGAAAGGTCTATTGGAATAGGTGCATTAGGCTTTCATGCATATTTACAGAACAAACATCTGCCATGGGATTCAGCTATGGCAAAAGCTTTCAATAATAGTATGTTTAAACATATTAGAGAAAAGCTTAATACAGCAAATAGAGAACTTGGTAAAGAAAGAGGTGAGGCTCCAGATGCAAAAGGGACAGGTTTACGTTTCTCACATTTAATGGCTGTTGCACCTAATGCTAGTTCTTCTATTATAATGGGCAATACATCACCGTCAGTAGAACCATATAGAGCTAATGCCTATAGACAAGATACCTTAAGTGGTGCATTTTTAAATAAAAATAAATTTTTAGATAAGCTAATAAAGGAAAAATGTAATGAGGATAAATCGATTGACTACGACGAGGTGTGGTCAAGTATTATTGCTAACGACGGAAGCGCCCAACACCTGGAGTGCCTCTCAAGCGGGGATAAAGATGTCTTTAAAACTGCAATGGAGATTGACCAGCGATGGGTGGTGGCGCACGCAGCTGACAGACAAAATTTCATTGACCAGGCGCAGTCCATCAATCTCTTCTTTAGGCCCGATTGTGACGTAAAGTATTTACATGCAGTACATTTTCAGGCATGGAAGCAAGGATTAAAAACTCTATACTATTGTAGATCTGAAAAGATTGGAAAAGCAGATAGAGTTGCAAAGAAAATAGAAAGAAAAGTTATTGAGGAGATTGATCTTCAACAGCTTGCAACTGAGGATGTATGTTTAGCCTGTGAGGGATAGAGAAACAGCAAGAATTATTATTCGTGTGATGAGGGTTTTATTTTGGTGTGCAGTTTGGTTTATTGTTTTAACACTATTAGCAAAGGTATTTTTGTGGGTCGCATGGGTAAGGATGACGATACTATAACTTCAGTTTTAAAAGTATTAAGAAAAATGTTTGGTAACATAGGTAGCTATTTAATGGTAACCTATCTTATAATATTATTCTGCGCCGTACTTGCTGCTATAGTTTTAAGTATTTAAGGAGAATAAATGAAAGTAGAAATTATTACAGGAGAAGGATGTGGCTATTGTGATATGGCAAAAGAGCTTCTTCAAGAAAACAAAATTATATATACTGAGCTGGCGGTAATAGATAGCTACGATACAATGAGTAAGTATAATCTAAAAACCGTACCACAAATATTTGTTGATGGTAATTTAATTGGAGGATATACAGACTTAAAAGAAAAGATAGGAGATTTAGTTGAAAACTAGTTTAACAGAAGAAAGAGAAAGTTTCAAACCATTTTATTATCCATGGGCATACGATGCATGGTTAAAGAGCGAGCAGTCACATTGGTTACATACAGAAGTACCAATGTTAGAAGATGTTAAAGATTGGAAAAATAAATTAACAAATGAGCAAAAGTATTTTCTTACAAATATTTTTAGATTCTTTACCCAAGGTGATGTAGATGTTGCCGGTGGTTATGTTAAGAATTATTTACCTCACTTTCCACAACCTGAAGTAAGAATGATGTTGTCAAGTTTCGCTGCAAGAGAGGCATTACATGTTGCAGCATATAGTCATTTAATTGAAACGTTAGGTATGCCAGAGTCTACTTATTCTGACTTTTTAGAATACGAACAAATGAAAGATAAACATGAATATTTTCTAGACTTATCTAAGAAGAACGGAACAAAAGAATCTGTTGCAGTTAACATTGCAGCATTTTCTGCATTCACAGAAGGTATGCAATTGTTTAGTTCATTTATTATGTTATTAAACTTTCCACGCCATGGCTTAATGAAAGGTATGGGTCAAATAGTAACATGGTCTATTGTAGATGAAACACAACATGCAGAATCTATGATAAAGTTATTTAGAACATATATAGAAGAAAACAGGGAGCTATGGAAAGATGACCTTAAGTCAAAAATATACACCATTGCGGAAAAGATGGTTGAGCTTGAAGACAAGTTCATTGATCTTGCGTTTAATATGGGGGATATGCCTGCTCTTACCGCTGATGATGTTAAGCATTATATTAGGTATATTGCTGACAGGCGTCTTATTTCTCTTGGACTTCGTGGGATCTTTAAAGTTAAAAAGAATCCGCTACCTTGGGTCGAGGAAATAATAAATGCTCCAACACATACTAACTTTTTTGAAAACCGAGCAACCGATTATGCAAAAGGTGCGCTTAAAGGAACATGGGAGGAGGTCTGGGCAACGTCATGATTACAGTAACAGATGCAGCAAAAAATCAAATTATTAAAGTACTCAGTGAAGAGGCGCAATCTACTCTAAGAATATTTGTACAAGGTGGTGGATGTGCAGGATTGAATTATGGATTTACCTATTGTGATGATTTTGAAGAAGGTGAAGACTTTCTAGTTGATATAAATGATGATTATAAAATGGCAATAGATGGAGCATCATATCAATATGTAGATGGTGCAACAATAGATTATGAGACCACTATGATGGGCTCTAATTTTACTTTTAAAAACCCGAACGCAACTGCTACATGTGGTTGTGGTTCATCATTCGCAATATAAGGAGAAAAAATATATGTCTAAAATGGCCGATAAGATCGCTAAAATGAAAATTAAAACACAACAAGATGCTGAACAAGTAAGAGAGGCCTTAAGACATAGTCATAAAAAATTAATGGGTACTTATATTGAGGAAAAAGATGATACACAATGGAATTTAGAATGGAAACTAGCGAGAGAGAAAGGTATGGTTAGATGAACTTAAAATATTTTTTATGTGGATTTTTATTAGCTATAACATTATTGGCAAATGCAGAACCTAGACCAGTATATGATTGGAAAATAATAAAAGTTATTGACGGTGATACAGTTAAATTTGAAGCTAATTTTTTACCTGATCCATTACGTAAACAACTCAATTTAAGAGTGCTTGGAATAGATACACCAGAAAAAGGTAAAAGAGCCGAATGTGATAGTGAAAGAGAGCTAAGTAAAAAAGCATCTCAATTTACTAAAGATTTTATTGCAAGTGGTAAACCATATATTCTATTAGAAAATTGGGGTAAGTTTGGTGGTAGAGTTTTAGGCGATGTAATAGTAGATGAGAAAAGATTATCTTCTGCTTTAATTGAAGCCGGGCTTGCAAGACCATATGATGGCGGTAAGAAAGAATCATGGTGTGAATAATGCAGTGGAAAACTATACTTCCATTAAAGCATAAATTTTTAACAGCTTACTTTAGAACTGCAGATGTATTTGCAAAATTATCTTCTGCCAAAAAACTACAGGTAGGGTGTATAATAGTAAAAGATGATCGTATAATTTCTATAGGATATAATGGCACACCTTCTGGTGCAAATAATGTTTGTGAAACTATAACAAGCGTTGAATTAGATGGTGCACCAGTTTATAAAACTAAACCAGAAGTATTACATGCTGAAACTAATGCGATATCTAAATTAGCTAGATCAAGTGAGAGTGGTTTAGATGCCTATATGATATGTACACATGCACCTTGTTTAGAATGTGCAAAATTAATTTATCAAACAGGTATTGCATATGTATACTATAGGGAAGAATATAGAAATAAAGACGGAGTTAAGTTATTAGAACAACTCGGAGTAAAGGTAATAAAATATAATAACAGCTATGGATGAACCAGAAATAACAAATATAAAATGTGACGAGTGTGATGAAGAATTAGAGGTAGTAAGAAAATACCCATCTACTGAAGATGTATCTTTCTGTCCATTATGTGGATGTGAGATAGAACATGAAGAGGATAGTTTAGATCCTGAAGATGAAATTTATGATGATGTAGATGAACATTCTAGGGATTGATCTATCACTAACTTGTCCTTGTGTGTGCTCCTTTAGTGGAGATGAATTTAATCTCTCACAATGTTCGTTCTTTTATCTAACAGAAAAGAATAAATTAGATATTCGCAGACATCCAATCTACGCAAGGATGGCACCACACTATGAAACTGATATGCAACGATATCATAATATTGCATACTGGATAATTAATATTGTAAATCAACATAGTCCCGATCATATTTTTATAGAGGATTATTCTTTTGCATCTACCGGTAGAGTATTTAATATAGCAGAAAACTGTGGTATATTAAAATACAATTTATGGCTCAAAAGAATAACTTACACTACAATTCCACCTACTGTTGTAAAAAAAGAGGCAACAGGAAAAGGCAATTCAAATAAGGTTGCAATGGAAATTGCTTTTAAAGAACAAACCGGTTTTGATATAAGAAAGCATTTAGACTTACCAGCATCAGCAACTAATCCAGTATCAGATATAGTTGATAGTTATTATATAATCAAAGCAGGTCTAAACTATCGTCTCACAAGTTGAT